ACTAAATATTTTGTTTTTCAAATTCCCGTAATGGTTCTCGACAGCCCAAGCTCAACAGCCGAACTAACGTATAAGTTTCAGCAAAAACGAATTAATGATGGAAGCAATTACCTCACATCACATTCGCATGTAAATTATCAAGGGTCAGGTGTTTCCATTTCCTATTTACATTTAATTGAAATCGATGGAACATAAAAATGGCAAAAACAACTCAAGAAATTACTGAAGCATTAACAGTTTTAACTCCAACCGCAAAATATACTGTAAGTGGCACGACTATTATTTGGAACGATTCAGATGTTGCACAACCAAGTGATTCAGCTATTGATACAGAAATTGCTAGACAAAAATCTGATTACACCTCTAAAGCGTATCAACGTAATCGTAAATCAGAATACCCAGAGTTAGCTGAACAGTTAGATGAAATATATCACAATGGTATTGATTCTTGGAAAGCTGAAATTAAAAAGATTAAAGACAAATATCCAAAATCTTAAAGAGTTAAGATGGTTTGAATTAGCATGAATAAGACAATAAAAAACAGCAGTAAAATATTCTTTTGCACAGTAGTTTGGTTGTTATGTATAGTAGCTTTGTACATAAATAAACCAGCACAATCCCAACCTATAATGTGTAATGAAAGAACTACAGTTTTAGAAAGTCTTAAAGTAAATTTTAACGAAGAATTAACAGAACTTGGTGTGGCTGAAAACGGTATAGTTGTAGCTTTTACTGTTTCTCCTAAAAAAACATGGACCATGCTAATGATACCAACAGCCAAACCCTATAGTTATTGTATTTTAGTTACAGGTTCTGCATGGGAACAGAAAGAGTCAACATCAACAGGTCTTGTAACAAACGGAGGTTTAATATCTATTGGTATAGATGATAATTCTAATTGGGCTATGATAATGGTAGATGACATTTCAAAACAAGTTATCCCTTTAATTACTGGACACGCTTGGGATAGGCTAGTAGACATTAACATACAAAAACAAGCTTTATAATATTAAGGAAAAAAGATGGCTAGATTAAAACTAAAACCTCTTCCTATGCAAGAAGGAGGCGGTGTAGAAGATCGTAATAGACCGATTATAGACATTATAGGAAGTCAAGCTGTAGCTCCAGTTCTACCTGCTGGGGCTACTTTTGTTGGTGAAGGACAAACTGCACAAGCAGAAGAGTTTCAACAAATACCACAAATAACTGATTTAGCACCAGTATCTACACCTTCTATAACACAAGCACCACAAGTTCAAATAACACCAACAACCGCACCAACTATTGAAACAGCACAACGAGCAGCCCCTGCTGGTGTTATGGATGCTGCTACACTTGCTGCACCCACTCAAGTTATAGATGCTCCGCAACGTGGTGTATCCGAACAAGCAATTCCTGTTGCAGCTGTACAAGACTTACAAGAACAAGCTACAGTACAGTATCAATTATCTGAATTATATAAAAGTATAGAAGAAGGAAAACCGTTACCTGCATGGGCTTCTGGTGCTGCTAGAGGTGCATCACAAGTTATGCAACAAAGAGGACTAGGTTCTTCGTCAATGGCTGCTGCTGCTATAGCACAATCTGTACTAGAAAGTGCTATACCTATTGCTCAAGCAGATGCACAGTCTTACAGACAAATACAACTACAAAATTTATCTAACCAACAACAAGCTGCTCTAGCGAAAGCTGCAACTTTTGCACAAATGGATACAGAAAATCTTAATGCAAGGTTGACAGCTGCTGTTAATAATGCTAAAAACTTTTTAACGATTGATACACAAAATTTAAGTAATCAACAAAACAGCAATCAAATATCGTATCAAGCAAAAGTACAAGAGTTGTTTACAGACCAAGCACAAGAAAATGCAACACGACAACTCAATGCTAAAAATCAAATACAAGTAGAACAGTTTTTTGCATCACTTGGTGCTCAAGTAGATGAGGCAAATGTAACTAGATCTGTAGCTATTGACCAATTTAATGTAGGTCAAAAACGAGCAGTAGAAGAGTTTAATACTAAAATACAAGATGCTAGAGATAGGTTCAACGCAAACATGACAGCACAAATAGATGCTTCTAATGCTTTGTGGAGAAGAACAATAAATACTAGAAATACTGCTTTACAAAATGAAGTCAACAGAGTAAATGCTCAAACTCTGTTGGGGTTATCTACAGCAGCACAAAATCAATTATGGCAACAATATAGAGATGAAGCAGCATGGTTAGTTGGAACTACAGAGTCAAAATTAGATAGAGCACATCAATTTGCTTTATTGTCTCAAAGAGCAGATTTAGCTGCTGATGTTTCTTATGCTAATAGTTTCCAAGAAGTTATAGGTGCTGCTGGAACTTTTGCACTCAACGCAATATTTGGATAATTAATTTAAAAGGATAGTAAAATGAGACAAAAACATTTTATAGGTGGTATCGTAAAAGCAATAGCTCCTACTCTAATTGGTGGGGTTGCAAAAAAAGTTTTCGGTGGTGATAAGGGTGCTGCACCAGTGGCACAACAAGCACAGGCTCAACGCCAAGAGAGTACATTTGACAACTTTATGAAAATGCAAATTGATCAATCAAGGCGTAAGGACAGAGTATTATCTATGGCACAGGCAACGCAAGGAGCCAATCAACAAATAGCTGCAATATTACAAAGAGAATTACAAAATGCCTATAGAGATCCCCAAGCAGCAGCACAAAGAATATTTGGAGATTACACATAATGGCTAGACGAAACATAAAAAAAGAAAATTATGACAGAGATAAAATAGATCCTTTTTCTGTTCCACCAGCAGGGTATGGGCTAACAACTGCTCCCGGTAAATGGGCTTGGGAACAACCACCAGAACACGTTAATGTTGAAGATGCTTTTGAAGAAATAAAAGCAAAGATGATGATACCAGCAAATAGAATGACTATGATACAATTAGTAGATGCAGGTGTTCCTATTGAGACACTAACACGAACTATTACTTTTACAGGGTTTACACAAGGTAAATTTACACCAGATGTAGCAGAACTTCTTAATCCTGTAGTCGCTGGATTTATAGCAATACAAGCAGATAAGGCAGGGATTACACCAAGAATGTTAAACAATCCTCCAGAAACTTCTATAGATGATGATGTTGTCTTTGACATAATGAAAGAGTTAAATCCTGTTAAATATAGAAAATTAGTTTCTATGCCTGTTGAAGTAGATGTAGAAGAAGAAGAACCAGATGAAAGACCAACAACAGCAATGAACTTTATGGAGATGGAGAGAGAAGATGGGTAAATTAATGAAGGCAGCTGTTCTTGGTGGTATTGCTGACGCATTTAATGGATTTGCTACTGCAAAAGCTCAAAGAGAACAACAACAAATTTTATTCGATAGACAAGATAAACAAGCAAAAGAAGAGAAAGAGTTTAGAGCAGAACAAGCTAAGTTGAACAGACAAGCACGAGGATTTTTCTTACCGGGAGAAGAAGAAGAGGAAAGTGCTTATGACAGGATGCAAGCTAAAAAGTTACAACGAAAATTAGCATCAGAACCTAAGCCTGATACTGTTGATCCAGAAACATTTTTTTTCAATGGTGGTGCAACAGTTGTTGGTGTTCCTGAAGATGTATCGCAATCTGGTAAACCTATAGATTTAAGTGGTCTAACGGTTCAAGAAAAAGTAGGAACAAGACAAGATGCTATTATAACAAGAACAACAGCAATAGTTAGACGTATGATGGAAGATGATAACTCTTTATCTGTTAGTGCTGCACTACAAAAATTGATGGAAAACAATCCTATTATATCAAAAAACATACGAAATGTTGTTATGGATAGACTTACAAAGAAAAGAGAAACTTTAAATACATCAGTTAAAGATGGTCAGTTAGCTATGCCAATGTTTATAACAGGCACAGATTTATTTCCAGCCAATCAATTATTTGGTAAAATGTCTCAAATTTTCATTAATGAATCTAATGAACAAGCATTAAGTGCTAATCAAAATGTTAAAGAATTAATTGATAATTATAACATAACTATAAAAGCTCCAAATGTTGCTCAAGATCCTCTTAGAAGTGTTGGTGCTGCTACAAGAACAATAGGTGGTGATTCTATATCACCTGCTCTACTAAAATTAAAAAATGATAGATTTGTTGATATTCAAACAAGAGTAGAAAACAATAATATATCATTGGATCAATTTTATAGTGAAATGAGAGTGTTAATGGGTAGACCAAACGCAACTGAAGAAGAAATAATAGATGCGTATGTTGACGTTAGCACAAATATTCAACCACTAGTTGTTACTAATCCTCTCATGGGTGCTGCTTCAACAGGTTTTGTTAATCCTTCTTTTACTGTTGCACCAACAAATGCTAGTGAAAATGATAAAAGAAATAGAAGAAATGCTTTAGAATTACAACGAGTTAGCCGTTCTCTTATGAAAATAGGTGTTAATGGTAATGTCGATGTTGGTCCAGCAGCAACTAACCTTAACAAAAGATTTTCTACATTTTTTACCACTCTTTTTGAAGGTGCTGCTCAGTTAGGAGTAAAGGTAAGTCAAGTTGCTAATGTTGGAACACAGGCCATAATCAATGATAGAAGTAGTGGTACACTAAGAAACGATTTGTTTGATGATTTTGAAAACACCATCAATTCTATTGGAAACGTAGAGGGTTTTGGTGAAGATGAGAAAGTAAATTTACTTGCAAAATTAGATAAATTTAAAACAGATTTAGCAGCTGATACTGATGACCAAACATATTTGTTTAATTTTCAAAGAGTTAAACTAGCATACTTGTACGCTAAGTTTATTCAAGGTGGTGGTGGTGGTAACGCTGTATCTAATGCTGACTTTGACCGTAACTTTGATGCTTTGTTTGGTGTATACAGTACAGACACAAATGTTGTTTTAGCTGATATGTTAAGAGGTATAGCTTCTATTTATAATGACTCTACTAATGCAATAGAAGATTCTAAATTTAGAGAAAAATATACAGGAGTTCTTGTACCTAGAGGTCAAAATAGATTTTATATGTCTCCCTCTGCAAGAAGAATAGTTGACTTAAAAAATCAACAAGCAGGAGATAGTTTAGATGAACCCGGATATCAAGCTACCGCTAGATACTTAATTAAAACTTTATATCCAAATGTTCAAAATTTAGATGATTTACCGCCTCTCTTAAAAGCGATGTTAATATCAAAAGGACAAAGTGAATTAAGAAACAACATGGCTAGTGCTGAAGTAGGTGTTGGTGGTGGTGATGATGGTACAATCAAAGCAGCTGGTTCAGACGTTTCAGTAGAACAAAATAATAACGAAGATGAAAACAAGACTAACATAGCAGACGATTTATTTGACGAATAAGATTCACAAAAAGGAGACATTTGGTGACAGACCAAACTGAAGCTACAGAAGAAGAGAACACAGGTTTTAATCCTCAAGCAGCAGCCGAAAGACTGCGTAAAACTGCTGTTCAACCTAGCCCAATATTTTCTAATCTTTCTCCAGATTTAGGACCAAATATACCAGAGGTTGTAGAACAGATAGAACCTGCTCGTCAAGAAGAAGAAAAACGTCTTTTACAAGAACAACAAGAACGAACACGTTTGCGTAATCTTGGTATTATAAGTCAACCTACAGATTTATTATTTACAGATTCTAGAGGTAGAGAGAGAACAATTAAAGCTGATGTGGATTTGCGTCATGGTTTTATTGACGGAAAAGATGTTAGAAAATACGACACTAAATCTAGTATAGTTAATGGTAGAGCTTTGTTTGCCTTTAATCTTCCTAGAAAACAAGATGGAACTGTAGGAAATGAGGATGGTAGTGTATACACAATGCCAGAATTTGTAAACAAAGCAGTAATACCTCTTGTTGAAGCTCAATTAGGTGGTGTTAGTCTTAATAGATTTGTTAGAGGTCAAGATCAAGACAAACGAAAACTTTTATCAGAATACCTTAGTAAAACTACTTTTGAAATATTACGAAATAACAGAAATGTTTTAGAGTATTTTAGAGAAAATGATCCTGAAAACTTAGCTAAATTTATTAAAAAAATGGAAAAGTTAGGTGTTGTTGTATCGCAAGATAAGTTTGGTAGAAAGATTAGAGCCGGAGAAGAAGCAAGAGTATCACCAGAAATAACTGTTACACTACCCACAGATCCTATAACTTTTAGTAGATATGTTAACAAAACTTTTGCTTTACCTCAATTTTTAACTGGTGGTCGTTATGAAAACATAGTGTTAGACGACCCTTTTAATCAAAAAACGGTAGACAGAATTGAAAAATACAATGAGGGCCGCATAAGTAATTTGCGTACTTTTTATTGGCATCCAAGTTATTTTGCAGGGCTACTAACAGAAATGGCTAGTGGTGTTACTGGTGCAATTTTACCAGATGAAGAGGGAAAAACTACATTTGTTAGTCCGGGTAAATCACGTTTACGAGCACTTACAGATTTTGCTGAAGGTCCATTTGGACAAGCCTTTGGGTTGACACCAAAAAAATTAGGCAAACTTGCAAATGTGTTGCCTCTTAAAAGTGCTTTTGGATACGAAAACTTTACAGATGAAGAATTAAATAATCCTAATCTTACTTTTAGTGACATTACAGGACAAGTAGGTGAGACTGTATCTGATGTTATAATGCACTCTCTCGTAAAAAATATACCCGCTGCCTATGGGTACAGTCCAGAAGATATTGATAATCTTGACGAAATTATGCAAGAAAAAGGTAGAGAGGCAGATTACACCGTTACTGGTGGAAAAGCTGTATTAAATCCTGAAACTAAAGAAGTGGTGTTTGAAGGTAAAGCTCTTGGTGATGATGTTAGTGATATTTTTGGAGGAGCAACTGTTTTATTTGGTATAAATGCTGCTTCAATGGCAGCCCTTAGAGGTATAGCTACATCTACGGTTAGACGTTCTCTTCGTAAAGGTGCAGAAAAAGGACTACCAAAAGAAGATACATTTAGTATTTTTAGAAATGGTAAAATAAATAGAGCAGAACTAACTAAAGGTTTAAAAGCATTAGATGAAGGTAAAGACGTTGCAGGTTTAGGAGCTTTTAATCTTCGTGTAAAAATTCCCGGTACAAGAATACAAATCAATCCTTTAAAAGAAGCTATTATTAAATCTGTCAATCATCCTATGAGAACAGCAGCTGGTATGCAACTTTTTTACGCTGCAAGTATAGGTGTAGCGGAGGGTACACAAGAACTTATGTACGCAAAAGGTGATGGTATACCTAGACTTTTTGGTTATGAATTAAAACCAGAAGCAGCTACAGGTTTTACAATATTAAGTACATTAGTTTTTCCTATAGTTGGTTTTAGTGTCGGATCAGGACTTCTTAAAGCAGGATTTAATAAAACAATAGGTGAAGCTTTTACTGAAGTAACTAATCCAGAATTTTTTGAAATGTTAGAGTTAATCAGACAACGTGCTCCAGAGGCTAGTTTTGGTAAGCGTAGTAAAGTTCTTAATAAACTTAAACAAGCTATGGAATATCTAAGAGATGAAGAACCTGAAAATTTTGCAACTATAATAGAATACAAAAATTTTGTTAATAATTCTAATAGAACATATTTAGAAAATGGTTTAAAAGCTGGTATTGCTAGGGCAGAGTTAGAAGAAGATATACGTCTTTATAACGAAATGACAGCTAAAGCTACTGCATTTCTACCTCTTGCTTCTGCTGCTGCATACTTTGAAAACATAAAAATAGGCACCACAGTAATTAAAGGTGGTATTACAAAAAAACAAATAGCAGATGTAACTCGACAAGCAGCAGATGAAGCTATGGCTACTGCTCTTACAGAGAGACAAGCATTAGATTTAGCTCAAACTTTAAGTAAATTATTAAGAAGAATAGAACAAAGGGCTGGACCAGCCAAAGGTGTTAATCGTGAAATGCTTGCCATGCAAGAACAATTAGCACAAATGCTACGAGTAACTATAGGTGGTATTGATCCAAAAAAACTTACAGAAGCTATGAGAAAAGTATTTAACGTAGCAGAAGATTTTAAAGGTAAAAAAGTAGATCTTAAAGAGGCTACTGATGTTGTAAAAAATGCTTTAGGTAGTTTAGAAACATCAGATGCAAATCTATTTGCACAAAAAATGTTTATTGGCAATGAAGATAAACTTTTTGGAGACTTCCAACAAATACTTGATGATGCTTTGCCTCAACTTCGTGAAAACATAGAAAGACAGCGTACTTTTATAGATCAATTTAATCAAATACCAAGAAATAATTTTAATTTATACTTCGGATCTGCGACTGCTTCTCCGTTAAGACCTAAGTTAAATGAAAGAAAACAATACGATCTAATACTAGATGCTTTCAAACGAGCAAAAGACCGTTCTGATAAATTATACGAAGTAGTATATAGTATAGCTGAACAATCACGAAGATTAGACGCAAGAGCTGGTGAAGATATTTTAGATAGAACTTTTGATTTGGCAGAACTTATAGATACTGCTGATGAAGCAAGAAAAAATTTAGACTTTGGAGTAGAATCTTCTAAAAAATTAACAACTTTAATAAATAGTATTGTTAAAAACAATGAAGATCTTAGAAAATTTTTACAACTTAAAAGAAATAATCCAGAAAGAATACAATATATAAACGATATACTAGGAGAAAATGCCAATAGATTTGATAGAGAAACGCAAAAAATTATAGACAGTATAGACGTAGATAATATACTTATAAATTTTCAAAGAACACATCAACTACGTTCTGATATACAAGGTGCTATTTTAGCAGAGTATAAAAAAGGAGCACCTGATGGTGGAACTATAAATTTATTAGGACAAGCTTTACATCAAATTGATGATGGAATAGAAACTTTTCTAGTTTCAGATGGTGCAAAAATGAATATTGGTCGTGACATAGATTTAAGAGAAGCTTTTGAAAACGCACAATCTAATTACAGAAATAATGTTGCAGGTCTTTTCTTTAATAGTAGAGTAATAAAATACGCTAAAGAAGAAAAAATTAATAATTTATTTGAAAAAATATTTGCTGCTGGTGGTCCAGATGGACAAAGAGCTACTTTTGAAAGAATGTTTCCAACACTAGAAACAGTCCAAGCCCAAACAGGTATACAGGGAATGTTTTCATTGTTCAAACAACCCGATCCAAAACGAGGGGAAATTGGAGATGCAAAAAGAAGAGAACTAGCAATAGAATTATTACGAGATCAAATGACTAATGCAGTTATGGGTAACAAAAGATCTATGTCAACAGAAGAATTTTTGTTTGCTCTTAGAGAGGCAGCTACGAAACAACAATCTGGTTTATTTGGACTACCAGAGGCAGGACCAAACAATATACTTTCTGGTGGATTTTTAGATTTGTACTTCGGAGGTGAAGTTAGTAAATCTGCTAGGGTAGCAATCAAAGAAGCAGAAGAATATTTACAATATGATAGCTTTTTACCTTTAATAGACAAAAATGGTGCTGTTAATACAAATCATCCTAAAATAAATTTAGCAAGTGATGTACAAAATAATCTATCAAATTTAGCATTTTTAGATGGTAAATTTAATCTTGATAAAAACGAGTTAGATAGGGTGATTAATGATGCCGTACAACAAATAAATGTTGTAGAATTAGATAAAGTAGATCCTATTAACAGGGGCTATTGGAATAATCTAGCAAGACAAAATTCACAAGAGGGTACTACTGACTCTACAATTAAATATATTTTAGGGGATGGATTAGGTAGTGAAGGTGGTGTAGCAGCAGATAGATACAGATCATTACTTAATGATATGAAAACTTTGGTTGGTGACGATCAAGCTGACACCTACAAACAACTACTTAATAGAGGACTTCTTGATAAAATAAGAAATGAATATTTAGCCAGAACAAAAGCTCTTATACAACTTAAAAGTGAGGTAGAACCTGAAACTACTATTACTCAACGTCTAGCCCAACAAGACAGAACTGTTAAAGAGAACATTTCGGCTCGTACTCAATTTTGGATAGATAGAGAAGAATTATGGATTGAAGCTTTTGGTGAACAAAATGCTACCTCTGTAGGTCATCTAATGAACATGGCAGCAGCATCAGAGCAACCTGTAGCATCAACTTTACGTTTTGCAGAAACAGTCTCTAAAATGTCAGCTAATGGTGCATTATCTAGAGCATGGGGTGTGCAAAGAGGTGTTGTTAGTTTACGTTATGTAGGCTCTGAATTTTTGTTAAGGTCTATGTTTAGTAATCAAAGTGAAATGTTAGTGAGGATGTTATCTACACCAAACTTATCTAACTATTTAATGGATGCTGTAATGTATGGTGATACACCACCAAAAATACAAAGATACTTTAAAACACAAATATACGCTGCTTTGTCTGCTGGAGTAGAGGACTCAAATAAAGCTAATGAAATACGAGAAAAATTAGATGGGTTTTATAGAGAAGCTTTAAATGCAGGAGAAGATCCTGTTCAGTTATTAATGTCTATGTATTTTACAGCACAAAATCCAGAACTAGCTAAAATAACTTTACAAGCCCTACAACAAGCAGCACAAGGGGGAGAAATTAATTTACCAGAAATATTAGGTGGAAACATAAGAGAAGGTGGTAGAGAGTTTCTAAGACCACAAGGAGATAGAAGCACTCTTTTAAACCAGCTAAGAAACTTAGGTTTAGCTGATGAGTGATAATCAACAGACAGAACTTCTTTTGGCTATAGGTAGACTGGAAGGAAAGGTAGATGGTCTTGTCTCATCACATCAAAATTTAGAGGTAGACTTACGAGCTTTAAGTAAACGTGTAGGAACTTTAGAAAAAGAAAAATCAAAACTATATGGTGCTGGTGTTGTTCTCGCATTGATAGGGAGTGGTGTCATGTGGTTATTGAGTGTTTTAAAAAATTAACAGGAAAGGCAGATTGCAATGGACATAAACATTGTAATAGATCTTTTCGAGAAAGTTGGTATTCCTGTATTAACCGCAGCATCCGCAGGGTACGGTCTTTGGTGGTTAATGCGATGGATAACTAACACTTTCCGTCAAGATGTTCTATCAGCATTAAAAAATTTACACCAAGAAATAGATGAAGAAATACGAGATACTAGAACAACTATGGATAAAAGATTATCTGAGTTAAACACTATGGTAATCCGATTAATAGATCGTGTTCGTATTCTTGAAAAAAATTACATAGAACATGATGAAACTATGAGAGCCGTGTATGATTTAGGTGCAAAACCAAAACGTAGATTAACACGACACGAAATCATAGAAGAATTGAAAGAACAAATTAAAGATGCAGGGGGAGACTAATGGAAACTATATTAGCTTTATTAGGCATTGTACCTGTAGCAGAAACGATAACAGGAGCAGGATCTTCAGGGGGAGGTAGTATAATGGGTGGAATACCTATGGAATTGATTACAATGCTTGGATCATCATTACTTGGTGGTGTTATGTCAATATGGGGCCAAAGCATTAAAGCAAAAGAAGCCAACAACAAATTAATGATGGCTGCAATGACCAAAGAAGCAGAGGTTATTGACAAGGCTAGACGCTATGAAAATCCTCATTTCCAATGGACAAGAAGATTAATAGCATTAGGAGCTATTGGGGCAATAATTGTATGGCCTAAAATAGTTGCTGTTTTCTATCCTGATATATCTGTAACAGTTGGTTGGACACAATTTAATCCGGGCTTCTTTATTTTTGAGGGCAAAGAGATGGTCAAATGGGAACAGATGACTGGACTAGTAATAACACCACTTGACACACATTTAGTGTCTGCTATAGTGGGGTTATATTTTGGTGGATCGTTAGTAAAGAAATAGGAGTAGTTATGTACAGCGATAAATATAAAATACGCTTGCCTTTTGAAGTTTTGTCTGATTTAAAAGAAATGAAAGTGGTTGCAAAACCTAAAAAATATAAAAAACCTAAAAGAAAAGTATTACAACCTTTTACTGGTGGACAGAAGAAAAAAATAAAAGATATATTGATTGAAGCAGATAAGATTAGTGCTTAGTTAAGTTTCTTTTTCTTTATAGTTTGATGTATGTTGGAGATACTAGGTATCTCTTTATTAACAGGTTCATCAGGAAAAGTAATATCTGTAACAGAACCACAATAATCTTCCATTTGGTTCATTAAATCATCAATTAAATTATTACAGTATTGTATGAGATTAGCTATATCGTGAGTGTAATCAAAATCTGGCATATAATGATCCATATGTTCTATAAACTCTTTAGTGTCTAGTTTTGATACCTCAACAGCAGGACTCATAGAATTACGAGAATCAAGTAATAACGAGAAGGTAAGTACAGGAATGTATCTACCTTCTTTTTTTATGTCAGACATCCACTACCTCACACACATCACCTACACAACTAAACTCTTGTGTGCCTTTTGTACCATCTTCTTTCTCGTATTCACTTAGTTTTGCAAAATCTATAGTGCTTGGCATTGAAGATACTAACTTATCATATTTTTCTTTGTCGATAGATTCATAGGGTGCTTGAGCATAAACAGCGTCAGAATGAGGAAAGAAAGATACACCAGACATATAATCAAAATTTTTGTATACCCATGCAGCTACATCTAACCACTCATGCTCTCTTACAGTAATGGTTATACTAGGTTTGTGTTCACACCAATGCTTTTGATAGGTTAGCCATAGGTCGAGATGTTTTATAGGGTTGAGGTCATCATTAATAACAGAGCCATACGGTGCTTCTATAGGAAAAGAAAACACAGCAGTATTTTTACTTTCTATATCACCAACAGCATCTTCACAAGGTATACCGCTGTCCATTAAAAATTGTGTGAGAGGGTCTTTTTTATCACCTCTTACTCTACGAATATAATATTTGCTATGTCTAGCATGAATACCACTAGCAGCATCCACTAGCTGACTAACTGTACCTGATGGTTTAACACAAGTTATAGCTGTACTTTGTGGTATGCCTAATGCTTCAGCCCATACTTTATTGGTTTCAATGGCAACTTCTCTTAATTCATCAAGAGTTTGTGAAAGTAGAGGAGTATCTTTTGCACCATTAGTTAGTACATTATCCATAATACCAGTAAGACTAACACCAAGCAATCTTTCCTCTTCTGTAGTTTTTTGCCATATCTTGCGTAAATACTTAAAGTCTGTTAGTGTGGCTTGATACGTTCCTAGTATTGTTGCCAATCGAACTTTTTCTTTCAAAGTATCTAAACTATCTGTCCTTTTAACAACTACTTCTGTTAGATTACAAAATTGATTAGGTCTAAGAATAATCTCACAACAAGGATTTGTACCAAATTCAAAGTCTGGATCTCTTCTACCATTAGCTAACACTTGCTTTTTAGCAGCTGCTCTACTAAACATACCTCTTTCACCTGACCGACTTTCGTAAAGAGAGGCCCACTCTTTCATAAAGATTCCCATCTCTGGTCTACCTTTGTATACAGCAGAGTTATTAGCATATGACCTATAGCCGTAGTGGTTCCACCAGTCACCAGACTTAGAGGAACGTAGAAGGTCATCACTTAGATTACTTAAAGAGATGAGTGCAGATCTGCGTACACCACCAACTACTACAACTTGTGCCGTTTTACATACTAAATCATGGCACTCGATACTACTCAATCGCCTACCTGCACTCTTTCTGAACAGGCTAACCGCAAACCTGAACAGGTCGTCTAGTGGATCAGGCCCACTTGCCCTACCACCAAAAGTTTTAAGTCTAGCCCCAGCGGGTCTTACTTGGCTCATATCCCATGTAGGAACTTGACCTGAATATAATAAAGATATTAATTCTTTAAATGCTCTAGCCCAACCAGACTTACTATCTTTTACAACAATAACCGTACTGCTATCTTCAAAGTGTTCTTCTACTACTGGTAATTGTAATACACTTTCTCTTTCTACAGAAAAACCTACACCTGTACCATTCATTAAAATATACAGGATTTCATCAAATGCTCTGGGGCTGTCTATGGGAACATAACTACAGTTATATGCAGCAACATTACATTTTTCTACAGCCTTGCCTGATGTCATTAACAAACGCATAGAAGGCATAATATTAAGGTTAAGAACAGCCTTTTGTAATTGTTTTACTGTGTTATCGTCAAAAACATTTTTGTTTTGTTCTCTAGATTTCATATAGTTAAAATAACGACTAACAGTTTCTTCCCATGTTTCTCTACGGTTTTCATCGTCAAGCCATCTTGAGTAACGAGATGTGTGTATGTATTCTTGATATGCGGTTGGTAATTTTTGCATTAGACTCCTCTTAAATCTGCTTCTTTATAGCGGTTAGATTTTAATATTTTCCCATCTTCACGAAAGATAGGTTTTCCATTTTCGTCAAGTTTTGACATATTTGATTGGTGTACACGATTAAATATCACTTGCATATCCCAACCAAAATCTACAAATAAACCTGCTAACACATATAGTAAGTCAGCAGCCTCTTTTTTTATTTGTGTTTCTTTTTCTTGCCCCATAGCTTGTATCAACTCTGTACACTCTTCATAGATTAGTTTTTGTCTAAGGTCAAATGCCTCTGCAACTTTCTTATCTTGTTTTATACGAGAGAAGTCTAAGTTTGTAGGTCTTTGAAATGCTTTTTGAAACTGTGCTACAGCATCTTGTATTGTACGGTATCGAGTCATCATGGCAAATGTTTTTCTAAAGTTATGTAAGCATCATTTATTTTTCTTGTTTCAATAAGTTTTTTTAAATACCACTCTGCTTTCTCTAAGTCTTGTATAGGATTTTCTTTATGTTCGTATCTAGAAAGGTATTTTATAACCGTACACTTTAAATGACCCATAAACTCTTCTAGTGAAACAAGGTTTTGCATTATATCTATCGTTTCCATTCGACCTTTTTGGTAGTGTGGAGGATGATTTACGTTATCACCTTGTTGTTGTAATTGTTTTTGACCTATTTTACTTTTCCATGTTGCATCTATTTTTTTTGGCATTTATTTTTCTTTCTTTAACCAGTTTTCATCAATAACTCTATCACTATACAAAAAACCATTGCGTTCACACCAATCACCATAACTAGTTTTAGCTCCTTTACGCAATTTATTTTTAGAATTAGAAAATACAAAACGAACATCAATATTAGGGTGTTGTTCTCTAAATGTCAAATGTTTTGTTCTATCCTCTGATGTAAAAAATCCTTTTGTTTCTATGTAAAAATTATATTGTGGTATATAAAAATCAGGAGTATAAGTAGTAGGCTTTGGGATATAAGTATAACTATCGGGTTCATAATCAAATGTTAATCCTCTTTTAATTAAATCAGACGCAAAATGTACTTCAAAATTACTACGATACTTTGTACCAGCCATTCTTCTAGCTGGTATTACTCTTCTAGGCATTTACAATCTTTCTACTGATACATACTTTGGCTTGTGTTCTTCTATTAATGATTTTACAGACGCATTTAAAAACATCAAGGTTCTTTGTCCATGATTTTTCATAGGGCTGTTGTTTTCATCATTTAAAAAATTATTTTCTATA